CAATGTTCCTTTGGACATTGTTGGCGTTACTCGTATATTCCCACTTCAAGATTCTCAGGCAACCATCAATATGTTTGACCTTAGATATCAACTTCGTCTAAACGAACTCTACGACTTTACCTCCGCATCTTACGTCAACTATACTTTGACACAACAACACTTACGTTCATTGGAGTTAATGTTTACTGGAGAAACTCCTATTCGTTTTCAAAGACATATGAAAAAACTATTTATTGATTGGGCATGGGGAGCATCCGAAGCACCAGCAGGTACTATTGTTGTTGCCGAATGTTACGCAACGATTGATGCCGCAGAGTATAATCGAGTATGGAATGACCGTTGGATTAAAGAATATGCTACTGCATTAATTAAAAGAACTTGGGCTAACAATCTTAAAAAATTCTCAGGTTTACAATTACCAGGTGGTGTTACATTAAATGGAGATAAAATTTATCAAGAAGCTGTAGATGAAATTGACAAACTAGAAGAACAAATGGAAACTCAATACGGCGCACCATTACAATTTTTAATGAACTAACATGCCAACAAATTTATATTTTAATAACTACAACTCTAATGCCGAGCAAAGAGTTATAGAAGATTTAATTGTGGAATCAATTCGTGTTATGGGATTTGATGCGTTCTATTGCCCTAATGATAATGAACAGGCTCGTGACCTTTTATATGGTGAAGATCCAGTTAAAAAGTTTCAGTCAGCTTTTCCATTAGAAATGTATCTTTCTTCCGATCCATTAGATTACCTAGGTCAACAAGAATTCTTTTCTAAATTTGGTTTAGAAATTAAAGACGTTGTTAAAGTAATGGTATCAAGACGTTCTTTTCAGCAAAGAGTGCCACAGAATACATTCAATAGACCAAGAGAAGGTGATTTAGTTTATGTACCTTTTTTAAATGGTACCGGTGAATTATATGAGATTACTTTTACTGAACAAGCAAAAGATTTTCATATGTTGGGTAGAAAACAACCTTACTTCTATGAACTTAGACTAGAGAAATTTAAATACTCACAAGAAATTGTTGATACTGGTGTGGATGATATTGACCACATTGTTAATGATTCTGCTTATATGATTAAGTTGAATACTGACGCAGGTAACGGTAACAACTACACAATACACGAAACAGTATATCAAGCGGCCGACCAAACTCAAGCTAATGCTACAGCAGTTGCTATTGTTCAAACTTGGGGTTCAGCAAACAATATATTAATGGTAAGTAATATTTCTGGTGAGTTTATTGATGGTCAAGTAATTATTGGTGCTACAAGTAATGCAAGACACACATTAATTAGTTACGATCCATTATTAGATAATTCATTCAATGAAACCTATAGTAACAAACTTTTACAAACAGAAGCAAGTTCAATTATTGACTTTTCTGAAACCAATCCATTTGGATCCATATAATGTCTACACCAACATACAATAGAGTTATTCGAAAATTGGTTGTAGGTTTTGGTAATCTTTTTAAAGATATTACTTTGGTTCGTTACAATCCGGATTTGTCCGAAGCGGAAAGAGTTTTAGTTCCTATTGTATATGCCACTAAAGAATTATATGTAAAACGTTTAGAAGATGATCCAGATTTAAGCAAAAAAGTTCAAACTGCATTACCAAGAATGTCTTTTGAGATGTCGGGGCTTACTTATGATGCGTCAAGAAAACAAAATACTAATTTTAAACAGTTTGCCAAAACAACGGCAGGTGTAGTATCTCAATACAATCCTGTTCCATATAATTTTGATTTTAATCTTTATTTGTATGTTCGTAACATTGAAGATGGTACACAATTAATTGAACATATCCTTCCTTATTTTACTCCAGATTATACTATTAAATTAAATTTAATTCCTGAAATGGGAATTACAAAAGAAATTCCAATCATTTTAAACTCTACTACATCTGATATTTCATATGAAGGCGATAAAGATAGTGATACAAGGATGATTATTTGGACTTTAAACTTTACAGTTAAAGGATTTATATTTGGTAAGATTAGTGAAGCAGGATTAATTAGAACTTCTATTACAAATATTTACAATCAAATTTCACCTAATGATACTGTTGTGTTTAATATGTCAGTAGCGGGTACAGGTACATATCAAACAGGCGAAACAGTATATCAAGGTTATTCTATTGGTACGGCAACAGCATCCGGTAAAGTAATTGTATGGTCCAACAATACATTACATTTAACTAATATAAATGGAAATTTTATTTCTTCTATTCCTGTGTGGGGTACTATTTCTCATGCCAATTATAACTTTACTGACTACAATGTAACATCACAAAAATCAGCTCAGTTGGCAGAAATTATTGTTGTGTCAAATCCGACTACGGCTAATTCAAACGGACCTTATACATATACAACCACTATAACAGAATACCCTAATATATAATGAACATTTGGAATTTAATATGAATAATTTTGAAAAAAATATGGCAGAAATTTTTGATGTAACTCCTACTATTGTTGAAAAAAAGAAAAAAGAAACTTTACCCGTGACAAAAGAAGCTAAAGAACAAGAACTTCAACAAGATTTAACTGACGCCTACGAACAGTCTAAAGAAAATTTACAAGGTATTATTGATCAAGGCAAAGAAGCCATGGGCGAAATTTTAGAGATTGCCAAAGCAGGCCAACATCCAAGAGCATTTGAAGTATATGGAACCCTACTCAAAAATATGGTAGATGCCAATAAAGAACTTCTTGCCATTCAAAAACAAATTCGTGAGATGGAAGGAATTAAAAAAGATTCTGCGGCCACAAATATTGATAAAGCTATTTTTATTGGTTCTACAAATGAATTAAATAAATTACTCAAAGGTAAAGAGTAATGGCTATTCAAAATAAAGATTCATATCGTGATAATATATTATTAAAAAAAGTAGGCGTAGAGCATAAATTTACAGAAGAACAAGTACAAGAATACATTAAATGTTCCAAAGATCCTGTTTATTTTTGTATAAACTATATTAAGATTGTTAACGTTGATGAAGGCCTAATTAATTTTAACATGTGGGATTTTCAAAAAGAGATGTTAAATCTTTTTAAAGATAACCGATTTGTTATTACTAAATGTCCACGACAAGTTGGTAAAACCACCACAACAGTTGGATATCTTCTTTGGGCAACCATATTTACTGAATCTCAAAACGTAGCCGTTTTGGCAAACAAAGGTTCTCTTGCTCGAGATATTTTGGCTAAGTATCAACTCGCTTACGAAAACTTACCTATATGGTTACAACAAGGCGTGGTGACATGGAACAAAGGTAACGTAGAACTAGAGAATGGGTCTAAAGTTATTGCAGCCTCCACATCATCTTCAGCGGTTCGTGGAGGTTCTTTTAACATTGTATTTCTTGATGAGTTTGCTTTCGTTCCAGGTAATATTGCTAATGAATTCTTTAACTCAGTTTACCCTGTAATTTCTTCTGGTAAATCTTCCAAGATCATTATTGTTTCGACTCCTAACGGTATGAACTTATTTTACAAATTATGGATGGATTCTGTTGAAGGTAGAAACAATTACAAAAATTTTGAGATTCATTGGTCTATGGTACCAGGTCGTGATGAAGCTTGGAAAGAAGAAACGATTCGTAATACATCTCAGCGGCAGTTTGATCAAGAGTTTAATACAGAATTTTTAGGTTCTTCCAACACTTTAATTTCTGGTTATAAACTGCAACAATTACGATATATTGATCCAGTTGCTCAACACGATAAGATGAAAATTTATGAACATCCAATCAAAGAAAATGGTGAAGATATTAAAGCAGACCATTTATATTGTATGTCTGTTGACGTATCAGAAGGTAAAAATTTAGACTCCTCAACGTTTTCTATATTTGATATATCAACTACACCATATAAACAGGTAGCCACTTATTCAAGTTCATCTATATCACCAATCTTATTCCCTACGGTGATTGTGAATGCTGCTAGATTGTATAATGATGCTTTTGTTTTGGTAGAGATTAACAACAATCCACAGGTGGCGGACTTTATACATTCAGATTTAGAATATGAGAATCTATTGAAAGTATTTACAGGTAACAAAAAACCACAGCAACTTTCAGCCGGATTTGCTCGTGGTATTCAGATGGGACTTAAAATGTCCACTCAGGTTAAACAGGTTGGATGTTCAAACCTTAAAACTTTAATTGAAGGTGATAAGCTTTTAATCAATGATTTTGACACTTACTCTGAGTTAACTACATTTGAACAACACAAAACATCGTTTGCGGCCGCAGAAGGTGCCAACGATGACATGGCTATGACTTTGGTTATTTTTGCTTGGGCAACCACTCAAAAGTACTTCAGAGAAATTGTAAATCATGATATTCGTAAACAGATTCAGTTGGAAAACATGAATCAAATAGACGAAGATGTACTGCCAGCCCCCATTATTGAGACCGGATTAGATAAGCCATACGAAATTATAGATGGTGATTTATGGGAATTGGCAGATGGTTCGGAAGTTTATTCAGGTTTAATGAGAGATGTTATGAGGAATCTCTAAATATGGCCTTACATAAATATTCGTATGGTATCTTAATTGCCAATATAACATCATATTCAAGGAGATAATAAAATGGCATTTCAAATCTCTCCAGGCGTAAATTATTCTGAGGTTGACTTAACAACAGTCGTTCCTTCAGTATTAACTACGGCCGGTGCATTCGCTGGAACATTTAAATGGGGACCAGCACAAAAAAGAATTCAAGTAGATAGTGAAATTACTTTAAATAATGTATTTGGTGAACCAGATACAAACACAGCAACATCATTTTTTACTGCATCTTCATTTTTAGCTTATGGAAATAATCTTTCTGTTGTTCGTGCTGTTGGTATAAATTCCAAAAATGCTCGTGCAAACACTTCAGGTACAACACTACAAATCGCTAATGAAGATGTATTTCAAGCAGCATATTTAACTGGTACGGCCGGTTCATCTATTGGCCCAGTCATTGCTAGATATCCAGGTGCTTTAGGAAATTCACTTATTGTAGCTACAATTGATTCTGGTGGAACATTTGCCACATGGAACGTTGGTGGTGTCGCATTATCTTCTTATTTTAATGGTGCTCCTGGTACATCAGCACAAGCTGCTGCAGCTGGCGCAACAAACGATGAAATGCACCTTATTGTTTATGATGGTGGTGGAGCATTTACTGGTGTTAAAAATCAAGTATTAGAAGTGTTTCCATATCTTTCAAAAGGTTTAGATGCTACCGATTCTTTAGGTAATTCGAATTACTACAAAAATGTAATTTACAACAACTCAAAATACATCTATGCGGTTGATGTATTAACTACTGCTCCAGAATATGCTACTTTTGGTAAGCCTTTAGCAAATACAAATTACTATGTAAGTGGTAGTTTAAATTATCAGTTACAAGGTGGTACTGATGATGTTCCTTCTACAGCAAATACACAATCAGCATATAGTTTATTTGCTAATGCTGATGAAATTAATGTTTCTTTAGTAATTACTGGCGATGCTCCTATATCCACTCAACAGTATGTAATTGATAATATTGCCAATTCTCGTAAAGATTGTTTAGCATTTATTTCACCTCCTTCAGCAAACGTTATTAATCAAGCTGGTAATGAAACAACAAATATTACGGCATGGAATACAGCGCTGGCTCGTTCAACATCATATGCTGTTGCTGATTCTGGTTGGAAATATATGTTTGACAAATACAACAACACATATCGTTGGATACCATTAAACGGTGATATTGCTGGTCTATGTGTATACACAGATTCGGTTCGTGATCCATGGTTTTCACCCGCTGGTTTCAATCGTGGCAATTTGAAGAATGTTGTTAAGTTAGCATGGAATCCAACCAAGACAAATAGAGATACTTTGTATGCTCAAGGTGTTAATCCAGTTGGTACTTTTCCAGGTAACGGTACAGTATTATACGGTGACAAAACTTTACAAACTAAACCTTCTGCTTTTGACCGTATCAATGTTCGTAGATTGTTTATCATCCTTGAGAAAGCAATCTCACAAGCGGCTAAGTATTCATTGTTTGAATTTAATGATGAAACAACAAGAGCACAGTTTGTTGGTTTGGTAACTCCATTCCTCAGAGATATTCAGGGTCGCCGTGGTATCTATGACTACCGTGTTGTTTGTGATACTACAAATAATACCTCACAGGTCATTGATTCTAACCAATTTGTTGGCGATATTTACATTAAACCTGCTCGTTCAATTAATTTCATTCAGTTGAACTTTGTTGCCGTCAGAACTGGTGTCGATTTTACAGAAGTCGTTGGTAGATTCTAATAAATAACCACGATAATAGGAGAAAACAATGGCATTCAACGTAGCAGAATTTAGAGCGAATATGATTGGTGACGGTGCTCGTCCCAAT